CCAGTAGGCCCGGTCGGACCAGTCGGTCCGGCCGCACCCTCGGCGCCATTCACGCCAGCCGCCCCCGGTGAGCCGGTCGGGCCAGTCGCGCCGACGGCCCCGGGGCTGCCGTCAGCACCGGCCGCCCCGGCCGGGCCCGTTGGGCCGGGCACCGTGGAGGCGGCGCCAGTCGGCCCGGGATCGCCCTTCGGACCAGTCGCGCCGCCGCTCTGCCCGACGTAGGACGAGAGCTGCGAAAGCGTCATCGCCTTCGTGCCGCTGCCAGTGCCGGTCGGACGCGAGAGGATGATGTAGTCCGACCCGGTGACTCCGGTCGCGGACGGGAGCTGGTCGACACGCTTGCGGAGCGGCATCGGTCGGTCACTCCTGAGCGGTCAGCGGGACGGAGATCTCGTTGCCATGCTCGTCGATGATGAAGGTGATGTCGCGGTCCGACTGCTTCGTGTGGACGCGAATCGAGTTCTGGAAAGCGTCGGCGTAGTGGAAGAGCGGCACGCCACGCGGCGCCGCGACCTCGTAGAAGTAGCTCTCGCCGTTCAGCTCCTCGACGATCACGTCACCACGCTGCGGTTCGCCGTAAGGCAGATCCGCCACGCGAACGATGTAGTCCCGGCTCTCCCATCGCTCCGTCACGCCGTTCTGACCGGCCGACTCGAACGTGCTGCGGCCGAGCGTCGCCACGAACTGCGACGAGTTCGCGCCCCGCTTCCAGGCGCACGTCCTCGAGGCACTCGCCGAGAGCTGGTCGGCGAGCCACGACGCGCCAGCGGAGAGCATGTCGGCCATCGGGGACCTCCAGGAACGCAGGGCCCGCCGGCGGCGGCGGAGGGTGGACGCCTGCCGCCGGCGGGGTGCGTGGGGATCAGACAGCGATCAGGCCGGGCCGCTCACGTTGAGGTCGTAGAGCATCCCAGCGTTGATCTCGACATCGACCGTGGTGTCACCGGCGGCCGCGTCCACCGCGACGAGCCCGGCGATGCCGGAGACCGTCGAGGAGCCGGTGACCTTGCCGTTCGGGTGGAGGTAGGCCACCGCACCGGCCGAGAGCGCGCCGCCCGTCACCTTGTCGAAGGTGAAGACGCCGCGCGTCGCGACCGAGCCCTTCGCGTTCGCCGCGATCGGCCGGCACACCACGCCGACCACCTTGCCGAGCAGGACCACCTCGCCGACCGCCTTCGCGGTCGTCGGCGTGTAGTCCCACTGCCCGCTGTCACTCTTGAAAGTTGCCATCGTCAGGGATCTCCGAGAGAGGGTGCTGGAAGGTCACCCCGCGGGCCCGGCCGTCCCGGGCCCGCGGGTGCGGTTTGCTGGTTCCGTGGATCAGGCGGTCGCCATCCGGTAGGCCGCACGACCCTCGCCCTTGCTCACGCCGAAGTCGTAGTACCCGCGGACCTGGATCCCGAGCACGTCGAAGTCCGCGTCCGCGCTCTCGACGGTCGGCTGCTGCTGACCGTTGAGGAAGCCCACCTCCATTGCGGCGATGTCGGCCGGGTTGGCGACGAGCCACCACGTCGAGTTCGCCGCCGTGCCGGCGGTGGTGAGGTAGGACGACTCGACCGGGTCGAGCAGGCCCGCCAGGACGTTCGCCTGCGGCTCCACGACGCGGCTCGAGGTCGAGCCGAGCGAGGAGACGATCATGTTCGCGGAGGCGTTGAGCTTCCGCGCCGTGATCGCCAGCCCCTTCGGCACGAGCAGGATCGACGGCGTGACGCCGAGCGGGTTCCCGTCCGGGTCGGTGAGCTGCCCGTAGGAGGTGTAGGCCGACTCGAGCGACCCGATCGCCAGGGCGTTGCCGGCCGCGGCCGTGGCGCCCTGGTAGTAGGTCGAGTTACTCGACTGGAACTCCGTCCAGAAGACGCTGTTGAACTTCAGCGCGGCACCGCGACCGAGACGCCGGGGAACCTGCGTGAGGGCCCCGAGGTCGTCGTTCACGATGTCCTGCCGCGTGATGCTCGACATCCGCCCGTAGGTCTTCGCCTGGAGGGTCCGAGTGGCGTCGCTCGCGTCCGCGGACTTGAGCTTGCCGTCGTTCCCGACCTCGTCGAACACGAACCCGCCGTCGAGCCGGACGCCGGTGACGGTCTTGAAGTCGTTCAGCGGGCGGATCGTCGAGATCGCCCGCCAGGTCGACTCCACCGCCTCGAACCCGGCCAGCAGGTACTTGCCGTAGGTCGCGGCGAGCACGTTGCTGATCGAGTGCGTCGCGAAGGCCGCGACGAGGATCGGCCGCAGGTTGCTCGCGGTGATCTTCGCCGGGCCGTCGTAGCCGCTCTTCCGGGCCGCCGAGATGAGCACCTCCTGGAGGCCGATCGTCCGCGACCGCTTGTGGGCGGCCTCGAGCACCGGCTCCTCGTAGCTCTTCTCGACGTTGAGACCGCCGACCATCGCCATCGCGGCGACGGTCACCTTCTCCTCGTCGACGACCGGCTTCGAGGCGTGGATCGCCGGCCCGCGGGCGGAGCGGAGATCCTTGAGGATCTCAGCCTTCACCTCGCGGGTCACGTCGGCCACCACCTCGGCACGCACGGCCTGGATGTCGACCTTCGGCGCCGCGGACGACATGCTGTCGCTCGGGCCCGTGGGTCCGCCGTTCTCCTGCTGCATCTCCGGGCCGGTCGGCGCGCCGTCCGCGGCCTTCATCTCGTCCGACATGGGACTCTCCCCCGCTTTCGCGGTGATCTGGACGGCCGTCGCTGCATCGGCCCCGAGGGTGACGAACGAGCACTCCCGCAGCGTGGAGCGCGATACGACTCGGACAGGACCGCTGAAGGTCTGCCCGTTGACGGTGACGGTCTCGCCGCCGTCGACGAGCCGCTGCTCGTCCACGTCGGCGCCGATGGATGCCTGCCAGCGGTAGCCGCGGTCGCCCATGCGGACGACCTGCGTCGCGGCCTCGGTCTCGGCGAGGATCGCCCCGTCGAGGACGAGCGACCCCTCGCTCGCCACGGCGGAGCCCTGGCCCAGGACGCTCTCGAGCTCGTACTCGTGGCCGAAGACGATCGGCACCGCGGCCGGGATCGACATGCCCGCGAGGTCGATCACCACCGGCTCACGCGACCACGACTGCCGGATCGCGCCGCCGGTGTAGGCGTCCATGCGGAACCGCGGGATCCGCGGCGTCGAGAGCGACTCGCCCTCGCCGGCGTCGGCCCGGAGGAACTGCACGTCGGCGCGGATGGAGATGCTCATGCGTCGGCCTCCGCCTGATCGAGGATGCGGTTCGCGAACGACCGGCCAGCGTCTCCAGACCAGAGGGCCCAGGCGATGCGACCGTTGGACGGGTAGCCCGGCTCGCCCGGGCTCCAGCCCTCGCCCTGCTTGTCGACCTCGTGCCGCGCGAAGTAGCTCGCCATCCGTTCGACGGTGTCGAGCGACAGCGGGCGGCCGTTGGCGATGTCGCGGGCACGGGCGATGCCGATCGCCGTCCCGCCCCGGCCGAACTCACGGCGCCACGCGAGACCGCGTTCGGCCTCCTCGCGCATCGCCGCCGTCGGGCGGTAGGACTCGGCAGCCTGGAGGTCCGGCTCGCCGTCCGCCTGGGCCTGCTCGAGGCCCGGGACGACGACCTGGGCGGGCCGCTCGCCGATCGCCAGCCCGAGCTCGCCCATCAGGCGCCGCTCGGCCGCGATCTGGCGGAGCTCCACGTCCCACTGCTTGCCTTGGCGGGCGTACTCGGCCGCGAGGCTCGTCGTCAGCGTCGCGAGCTTCGTCTCGGTCGCGTTGGCTTCCTTGACCGGGTCGACGCCGTCGTGGCCGTCCCAGACCCACGACCAGTTCCACCGCACCGCCGGAGGCAGTCCAGGCGGCAGGTAGCCCTGGATCAGGAGCGCCTCGTCGAGCCACTCGCGGAAGATGCGGTCGAGCCACGCACGCTCGAGCTCGTCACGCTCGACGCGGACGTTCTGGTCGTGGAGCTGTCCGTCGAGCCGGGCCGACGAGTAGTTGTAGGACGAGGCATCGAAGGCCGCCTTGTGGAAAGGCAGGTTGACGCCGCGGGCGATCTCGCCCAGGAGCGTCCGCGTGAACGCCTGGTGGGTGTTCGTGGGCTGCTCGGCCTTGAGCTGCGACACGTCCCAGCCCTCGGGCAGCGTCGTCAGCGTGCCCTTCTCGATCTCGATCGCTGCGAAGGGATCGACCTCGTCGACCGTGGCGGCCGGGCTGTTCGAGTGCACGAACGCCGCGAGGTCCGCGGCGATCTCCGCGGCGCGGATCACGGCCTCGGTGTACCGCCGCATGTTCGCCGTGAGGCGGAGGCAGCAGGCGAGCTCCGAGACGCCGCGGTTCTGCCCGGGCCGCGACGCGCGGAACCAGTGCAGCACACGCGAGGCGTCGACATCGTCGTAGTCGTTGATCCCGATGACGCCAATCGCGCCCGGGTGCTGCCGGAGGATGTAGTAGCTCGTGACGTTGCCCGCCGCATCGAGCGCGAGCCCGTCGACGAGCGATCCGTCCGGGGCGACGGTCTGCGAGTAGTCGAACGCCGGCGAGGCCACCTGATCGGCTTCGACCAGGCGGAGGTCGAGCTGCGGCGCGCGGTCGTCGAGCCGCGGGTTCGTGAACATCACGGCGAACGCCTCGCCGTCGACGATCTTCGCCTCGGTCGCGATGCGGAGCTTGTCCGCGAGACGGACACGCCACGACCAATCGAAGAACGCCCGCGCGATCTCGCGGTCGGCCTCGACGACGCCGGTGTCGAGCAGCAGACGCGGCCCGGTGCCGATCAGGTCGTTCGCCTTCGTGACGCAGATGCCGTTGACGTAGGCGTTGTTCGCGCGCTCGTAGCGGGCGCGGTTGCGGAGGACGCGACGCACCTCGGGCACGAGGGCGGCGTTGGCTGAGAGGTTGTCCGAGTTCGCCCAGTGCCGGCTGTCGTCGGCCGTCTGGGCGGCGTCGAAGCGGCCACGCACGCGAGCGACCTGGCGGACGACCTCGATCTTGCGCGGCGCACGCGACGCCGGGGCCGCCTTGCGGCCGGTCCGCGCCTTCGGTGCGGATCGCTTCGCCACGTCAGACGGTCCCCGGAGGCTTGAGCACGTTGAACCGCAGGCCGCGGTGCGTGCGGGTCGACGACTCCGAGACGGCGTCCCTCGAGGCGAGGTACTTGTCCGCCTCGATCATGTCGGCGAGGGAGTGCGCCTCGACCTCGCCGGCGTCCGTGCGGACGCGCTTCGGCCCCTGGGCCGTGGAGTCGATCTTGTTCGCGAGTTCGTCGCTCATGCCTCCACAATGCGTGGAGGAGGCGGTCGCGAGAGAGGGGGTGTGGCGTTACTTCGCGCGGCGAGTGACGATCACACGCTTCCCATCCGGGCCCGTCGGGATACTGATCTTCTTCCGCCGGCGCGTCGCCGCCTCACCGCCGGCCGGCTGGAGCCCGGAGATCGACGCCGCCACCGCCGCGCCGACCAGGCCGTCCCACCAGTGATTCTCCCGGGCAGTCCCACGCCACTCGTCGACCACCCGCCCGCGAGCCTCGACCCGCACCGGGAACTCGCTCGTCAGGTGGTCGAGAAGGAGGTCGTGCTGTCCCTGGTGGAGGAGGATCGCCTCCGGGTCGCCCACGCCCAGCCGCAGGCGCGCCGAGACGAAGGTCTTCCAGAAGTTCGTGTCGTACGAGCACTCCATCTGCACGCCGTCGGCGGTGCGGCCGACGACCCAGTTCAGCCCGGCCCGGTCGCCGCGGTTACGCCGCGGGCCCATCGGCGTCCCCGAGGCCCCGATGCCCTTCCCGCGGCTCGGCAGGATCGTCGCCGCGAACGGCGTCGCCCGGCAGAAGTTCCGCACCACCTGCGTCGACTGCCCCCAGTTCGAGTCGACGAGCACCTGGGAGATCCGCATCGGCACGCCGTCCTCGCGCTTCCACTCCCGCGCGAGGAGCTGCTGGGCGACCGTGTCGAGCCCGGCCCGGAGCGACGCCTCGAATCCGGCGCC